AAATCAACTTGAGAGGATAAGAACGGATGTATTCCGCCTTTGTACACATGCAGTAAATCGGCTTCTGCGTCCATGAGCCATAGCCAGCTGCCTTTGCTTTCGCCTTGCACAGAATGACTATATTCTAATGCTGTTTCTTTTGCTAGATCTTTAACCCACATGTGGTCTGGTTCTTCAAAATTTTTAAAAACAAGTCCGCTTTTACCAATCTTGGCTTCACCGCAGGATAGTTTTTTAGTATTGTTAATTGGTACACCATGTTGATCCCACTGAAATCCATGAAATTTGCAAGTTATCTCTTTGACAAATTCGCCCGTTGAGTGTAGCGGATACATTCTATGAGGGCAAAATCTATGAAATAGATTGGCTTCGTTGTTGTTGACATTTAGAATATATTCGGGCAATACAAAGTTTCCATTTTTTGAAGCTGCCACATGAGCAAATATTTTTGGAGAGTTTATGAACACGCTGTATCCTTTCGAGGAAAATATTTAGCAGTAACAACAAGCTCGCCGAAGATTTATGCTAAATACCTAGTCACTAATGGAGATACTAGATGTCGAACTACCTACATATAATATGGTTAGAAAACTACACAATGCCGGATGTGTGTAATGCTACAGTTGAATCAAATCGTCAACTGCTCAAAGAAACAGAAATCTACAAAACAGCAGACGATGGCGTCAAATCTCTAGTTGACGAATATCTTGTGCATGATGCGATCAAAGGCGCATATTTTTATAGAGAAGGCAAAGTATACAAGTACGAAAGTCCGGACGGAAAGCAATTACTTTGCCAGACTATATTTCCTCCTCCAGTATGGAACAACGAACGCAATGATCCAACACTAGACTCAGAGTACCATGAATTTTTGCGAGCCGCTGTATATTGCGACTTGTTTGGGGTTGTTGAATATGGGATATCTGACCTTGTGCCCGAAGAAGAATCAGAACCGCAAGCGTTTGGGTCATTCGAAACAGGATATGCAGAGCTACTTAGAATAATTAAAAAATGGAACGCACCACCGTTACCTTTTTAATTTTTTGTTGACATAGTTTTTTGTTTTATCAATTGCGATTGAATCATCAGGAAGTGTATTAACTCGATCCTCAATGGGCCCGTTAAAATTCAGTCCCGACAGCATCCAGTTGCAAGGTTTAAACTGTAATTCTTTGTGTGTTTTTTCGTACTCTTGATTAACGAGATATGCATCAAACACAGTCATGTTTTCATTCTTCCAACGTAGTACTTCGGATCCTCGGGTATATTTTTCCCATTCATAATATCCTTTAACCACTGCTGGGTCATACCGTTCAGTATCAGACTGAGTTATCTCTTCATATTTAAATTTTGAATATTCAGTGCTCAGTTTTGATTTGATATCAAGTTCGCCTGTTGGGATACCAAGTACATAATGATAAAACGCTTGATCTTGCCAGTTGTCAACTAACCACTGGCGTGTGTGTTCTAGTGTTTGAACTGTTTCATGCGGCAACCCCAGGATTAAACTGATAGTGGCTCTAAACACTTTTCTGTTTGTAGTTAGATAATATTTTTTAAGATCCAAAATTCCTTGTTTAAGTTTTTCTGGATCCATGCCTTTGCCTACGGATTTTCCGCTTTGGTGGTTGAATGTTTCAAGTCCATAGTACTGTCCAAGAAAGTTCATTCTTAGCAATTCTTCTTTTTCCTGCGGCCTGGCTACCAGTAGGTCAGCACGTATAAAGCCACTGAACGTGGGAACAAAATCCAGTTCCTCTACTGCATTAGCATACTTGGTGATTTTTTCTGTTGAGTCGTTAAAAGTTTCGTCGGACACCGTATAGTTTTTTACACCAAATCTATCATACGCATCTCTAGTCTGATATAAAAAACTATCACTACTCCTGGTGTGGTCGGCCTTTACTCCTATAATAGGAAAATCGCAAAAAGTACAAGAAAATTTACATCCCCTAGAAAACTCAATTCCCAACCATTCGTCTTCCAATATGTAATCTCTATCTTCGTATATGATAGATAAATCTGCCATTGGGTATGCTGGATAGAATGTATTTGCTGGTATTATCTTGTCACGCCCTATTAGAAATTTAGGACGTGGTCCGTTACTATACAAATACTGCAACAGAGTAATAATACCGTTTTCCCCGAACCCTTGCACATGATAGTCTATTAGATTAGAATCACTGCGATAGTTTGTAAGTGAGCTTGGTTTTAGGTTTGAAGCTGACCCACTGATGATTTGTATATGTGGATATTGTTCTTTAATCCAGGTGCAAATTGATTGCAATTGGGAACTCCATCCAAGAAAAAGAAAACTCAACCCAATAAATTTTGTATCTGGAGTGATACGCGATTTAAAAAATTCTTGTAGGTCAGAGTGTTCCCAAAAATAAAAATAATCAAGTACTTCAACATCCCAGTTGTTTTGTCTAAGTATATGCGCAATTCTATATGCTCCCGGCAATCTTCCTGCATACAGTGTAGTAGAAACGTTGATTATTATGGAATGCGGCATAGTGAGCAATTATTTATAGGATGCATGTGGTTTGCCTTATAAATATGCATAACAGAGGATTTAATCTAACATGTTTAAAAATTTTAGCACCAAAAACATTAGCCTTTACTCTTGGTTTAGCTTTATTCCGTTTGTGGTTGCTGTTCCAGTGATAGTGTTTCTTTTTGCCGTGGGGATCATCCCAGCAGTGTACCTATGGGCAACAATGATAGGATGGATACTGATCAGCGGACTAGGAATAGCCACTGGTTACCACAGGATATTTTGTCATAAGACACATCCTAACCTACCGAGATGGAAAGAAAACATTATTTTGTTTTGTGGTGCACTAGGTGGACAAGGGTCAAGTATTACTTGGACAGCAATACACCGCGGATATCATCACAGGTATGCAGATACTGAAAAAGACTTGCATTCTCCAATCCACGGCTTTTGGCATTCATTTTTTGGATGGACATTGGCTGTGACTGAAAAATCTCAAATTATAAAACTAAATTCTGCTACTGATCTACTGCGTAAATCAAATCACATATGGTTTCACAATCGTCAACTCAGGATACAATGGCTGGTTCCAATCTTATTAGCTATCGTGAATTGGCAGCTGGCATTAGCATTGGTTGTGCTACCAACTGGTATATCAATATTGCAAGACAATCTAGTAAACTACTTCGCACATCGTAAATCGTTGATTGGCTACCGCTACGGAGAAACAAAAGATCAAAGTTATAACAACCTGATACTGGGTCTGATCGGATGGGGCCAAGGATGGCATCATGGACATCACCTAAAACCTAATTCATTTAATCCTGGTTCAGCTGTGAGTGGGTACTGGTGGGAAATAGACACTTGTGTTATATTTCTTCCATTCATTGGGAAACCACGCCCGGAGGCGCAATGATACGTAGGCTGACACCAGCTGATGCATCATTATATCATGACCACCTGCACAGGGTAGCTGATAACAAAGGCTGGTTTTATTCGCCCCCGTTGCCAGGAGATCCAACCCATTGGCTAGAAAAAGATTGGGTACACATATGGGCCAGGTTTGATACGAATGGCAATATCACACAATCCATGCGTGTTCACATAAACATTAAGCATATTCCAGAAGCTTTAATAGTAAATTATCAAAGCGAACTTCCGGGATTGTTTAATCCAGCCAGAGACATGTTGCCTATACTGGATGTTGTAATGACCTATTTTGAAAACATGGGCGTATACAATTTCATTCTTGTTAGGAAATTTGGCTTCTTTGAATGGAGAAGGAATAGGTTTTTTGAAGATGTTCCGCCACTGAATAGATATAATTGCTATATAGACGAAGTTGTATCAGCTGGTTGTGCGTCTAACTATAGTGCGCATCGATTTTTTGCTTTTGATGAAATATATCCTGTTGACACCAGCGTGGTTAATATGTCGTTGAAACAAGAGCTTAGAAGTTACCAAGGAAAAAAAGTTTTCCCAGACACAAAAGAGATGCATAAGAGATTGCAAAATAAACAATCATTCTGTATAATTGGCTACAATCCAGCAAGTCAAAAACTTGGCAATGCATTGGTAGCTAATCTAGTGAGTCACAATGTGACTACCATCGGCAAGGATAACTTTGATTTCTCTCTAGAGAATTGGAATGCCGCACTCGGGACTCGTCTTGCTGGACTTGGTACACCATTGGTTATTATCATAAACTTATTTGATCACAATAGGATGTCCTTGCAACAAGAAATATTTGATCTAGTTTGGAAAGAATACAAAAACAATGCAGATGTGCATATTGTAGTGCTTGGCTCATTTGCACATCACCTCGACGAAGAAAACTTCATATCAAAAGAGTATTTTACTGCTAAAAAAATGTTAAGCAACACCTGCTTTCAGCGAGTGACCAAGACAGCATTTAAATGTAAATTACTATTGGTTGAGCCAGCTGTTATAGAGTCTTATCTTATTGAGCACACACCAGACTGGACTGTGTATTATTTGACCACTGACGAGGCAGCTAAAAAAATACTTGAGCTGATAGAAATTAATTCACAGTTCTTATCGGCTGCTATTGCTGGTTCGCATTTATACACGCCCAACAACGGAGATTCTATATAATGGCTGACGCAGTTATTTTTGGTGGCTATAATCATGTCTGGTTTGCAACAAAGCCGGCCGGCGCACATGTCATTGCAAGTACTTTTAGAGACATGGGCATGACAGCAGTGGTTGTGGATCATGTGTTTGCGATCTCTATGTATTCTCCGTACTGGATGAGTGAAATTATTAAAAAATTTATTGACAAAGATACAAAATTTATATGCTTGTCCACTACATTGCTTGGTCCTGTAACAGCAGGCGTATCATCAATGAGTGAGTGTGATAATTTGTTCGAGCCTATCATGAATGAAATCAAAGCAATAGCACCACAGGCTGTTTTTGTGGTTGGTGGACCATTTATGGCCATGGAGCAAGAAACCAGATTGCCATTTGATTACAAAGTCAAAGGACAAGGAGAAGTCTGTATACGAGCAATCGCAGCCAAAGTTATATCGGGGCACGAACTAATACTAGATGATGATGGTTATGTAAGTGATAAAATTTATGACTATGGTACCTTCAATGAAGATGCTTCTTTAATTTTTACCAAGGATGATGCAATACTCAAAAACGAAACACTTCCAATTGAGTTTGCTAGAGGGTGCGTGTTTAAATGCGCCTACTGTGATTATGCGCTAACCGGAAAAAACTTTGGTGACTTCAATAAATCAGAAGAAGTTATGTACGCTACACTGATGTCAAACTATGAAAAGTTTGGTACTACTAACTATGTGGCCTCCGATGATACGCTGAATGACAGCGAAGAAAAAGTTGATCAATTGCTAAAGGTATCTAAACGATTGCCATTCCAATTGCAATTTGGTGCATATCTTCGATCAGAGCTACTGGAAAAACATCCTGACATGGCCGCAAAATTGCTGGATGCTGGGCTTCGTGGTGCAAATATTGGAATAGAAACCTTGAACAAAAAAGCAGGATCTACAGTCGGAAAAGGCTACGGCATGAAAGCAGTTGACACACTGTTAAAAGCCAGGGATACCTGGAACGGAGCTGTATCAGTCAACGCCAATCTAATTCTAGGATTACCATATGATACAGTAGAAGATCTTAAGATCCAGAACGACATATTTCTTAATAATGACTTATGCGACTTCCTTTTCTACAGTAGATTAGGTATACCTAAGAAAAATAAAGGAACTGGCGCATCTTTATTCTCTGAGGGTAGCTGGGGAAAGTATTATAAAGAAATGGATCCTACCAGTTCCAAATATGCACAATTATTAGAACACTATAAAGATGACGCATTTGAGTTATACTGGATAGATAGATCCATCGTGTGGGAAAGAAAAGAGGATGGGTTTGATTATCTAGACGCAATACTGCTAATAGACAGATTTAATAATGACTGGTACAAAACGCACGATCGTTTAATAAATCATTTAGGATCATTCAATGCGGTGCAATTACTGTCGGATTTTTCAATGGATGAACTCAGAGCTTACCCGTTTGAAAAATGGTCACAGCCTGACGTTACAGGGATTAATAGATTTCATGCGCATGGGATAAAAAAAGTAGTAGAGTACCGCAAGCTACTGATGTCAGACAAGATATCAGTTCCTAGTACCACTACACCTTTGTATCTAGATCCAGTGCCGCCGACATATATGCCATTCCAATCAAAGATTAAAATACATGTGGCTAAAGATTAAGCGGCGCAGATAACAAGGTGTATTCTCTCGGTCATCCCGCCGTTGTATACAAAATGCTCTAGTCGAGTATCAACCTTATAAAAGATTCCGTTAGCAGGAACATGCTGACAAAATGCCATTCCTGTATTTTTACTAACACATACATAGCTAAACGGGTTGGTTGTTAACACATAGTGAAATCTAACGTTAGAATCTGTATGCACAGTTAGTCCAGTTTTTGGAGGTAGGCGCATGTATCTGACCCTGCCAACATCAAATCGTTGTTGTTCGGCTAATGCAATGATTTGATTTTTTGTATACTCTGGGATACCTTGGTTCCAGTTAGAAAATTCTGCTTCCTGTGCTAGATATACATTGTTATCGTAATCATAAAAACTACCTACAGCATCAAGCCACTCATCTTCTGCACCAGTGCGGTGCCGTAGTGCAATTTGATTACTGTTAGCCCATGGATGCAAGGCCAGCACAGTTTCTAAATCTGCAATCATTTGATTGTGGTCAGCTTGGAATTTAATTTGTTTAATGAATACGCTCATGTTATTATTTAATACCGATCAACATATAGCGAGTGAACTTCCACCCTGGGTACTCAAAAGGTAGTTTGCCTTTGTAGACCATTTGGCTCAGCTGATACTGATAACAAAATGTATCAAGATCGTCAACAATACCCACATGGTCGTCGTGTGGCATGTTGTTGCTCTGTAGCACAACACGAGTGCCTGTTGGTATATTCTCCCACCATTGAGTGTTATCAAAGTGTTCTGTTGATGTGTTGATGATCAAGTCTGCATCGGTAATCAGATTATTGCAATCGGCTGTGTTGGCTTTAAACTTCCAATCTTGCCATACCCAGTTTTCGTTTATCATGTCGGCAACAGGTTCACAGGCAGGGTCTTGATCGTAACTGCGTATCTTTTCAACTTCGAATCGGCCCCTGCTCAGTAACAAAAATGCAGTAACCGCAAGCCAGCCTCCGTATATAGCAGTCTCACGACTGGTCCACTCAGTGCGTTCCAGCTCTTCACACAGCCATATCTTGCTGCCAATTTGTCCGCTACTAAAAGCGTCTTGGTGAATGTTAAAATGTTTGGTCATGATTTTTCGCAAAGAGTATAAAAATCTTTCATTTTAGGAAATGTTTCTAAAAAGTTAGTGCCACGTCGACGATCGTGCTCGTCAACAAATACTTTAAAATCTCTACGAAACATATCCAGTTGTGGCATTGGATCGGTTAACCTAGATTCAAAGTACTCTAGAATTCTTTCAATTTTATGTAGTTCCCAGTCGCCAAATGTATTGTTACGGTGCAGTATTTTAACATAATTTAATTGTTGTTGTATGTAGATTAAATAATCAGCTGGTAGGATATCAATTGACATCATTTTTGGATTTGCCATATACACTGTGTCGACTATCACCCTGTTATTAAACGTTTTCTTTAACTGCACCATGTCTATTAGGAAATTAACATAGGATGTTACACTCATTGCATTGTAGGTACTCATTAAACTTACTCTTGCATCCGGCACCTGTGTTAAAAACAACTTGCAATTATCTAACCATTCATTGTAGTCCATCCCGTTACGTATATATTCTGCGTGTGCGCCATGTGCTTCGCAACTGGTGTACAGCACAAATGATTTTATTGCTTTTGCTTCTAGCATGATTTTTACTTTTTCAGTGAAACGTTGTATGAGCACAGGCGGTACACACATATTACTGTTGACAGCTAGGTCTAGATCTGGCCGTGGGTTTGCAATTATCCAATCAAATACTTTAAACGTATGGGGACTCAATAATGGTTCACCACCGGTGATTCGAATTTTTTTAAGGTGAGGGTAAGAGTCCGGCCACCATTGCCAGAATGCATCTATGTATGGATTGGGATCACGGTCCGGAATAGGCATTTTTCCGCTACGAGAAATTTGCTGTAGCGTGATCAACGGAAATTCAGTTGGATATGACCCATGTTCTTTTAGCTCTTTCATCCAGCTACTGCTCACATCCGCACTGCAATAGCTACATTTAAAATTACAAGTGGTGCTAAAACTAACTTCCATATCGGTGGGGTAAGGATTTGCATTCCACCCAGCAGATACCAAGTCTTCAAGTTCTGCCATTGGGTACCCTGCACTTTTAAGCACACGATCAGAAAACACATCCTTACTGTTCACTGTGTCTTCGATGTTCCAGCAGTAACGACATTCTCTTGGTCTACGCTTCTCTAGCATTTCTCTACGCTGATATTTCTTGTGACGAGAATTGTGCAAAGATCCTGGATTTTCCAGTTCGTCGAGTTGAGTCTGGTGGGTAGCAGGATGATGGCAACTGTGATTGTGACCATTTTCTAGATGTAGAGTAACCTGATGCCATTTGGCCATGCACATGCCTGGCCCCACTGCGTCAAGTTTTTCTTTTACTGATCGATAAAAAGTTAGTGCGTGTTCAGTCGTCATTGTTGAATTGTTCTTTAAGAAAGTCGTAGTCGTTTATTAACTGCATACGGTCAGTGCCAGCATTTTCAAGACCAAATTTTTGTCCAGCCTGGGCGCCTGCGATTGCCCATTCTCCAAATGCGGCGCCTGCGCCGCGAGCTAACCATGCTTGTAATCGCTGTTCAGTTTCGTTATCCACCTGCCCAGTAATAGACCTGGATGCTAACTTAGCACATTCTCTAAAGCCACTCCTCCAGGCATCATACTTGGAGGTATTGAATTTTGTGACACAACTGATTTCTGGCATTACCTTTATGTATTTTGCTATGGTTGTGGTCATGTCTACGATGATATCATGAGCAGTAGAAAACATTTGTTTTGCAAACAGTTTTACTCCTCCGTAACCGTACACACATAGGTTTACAGGATTAAGACTATGCCAGACATATACTGTTTCAGAATTGACTTGATCTGCATTAACTGAAAACATAAATGAATCCAGAACACACGCATCAGCATCAACTACAAAAAATAAATCAGTGGTGCTCAATTCAGACGCGGCCTTGTGAGCATTGTATATACCCTGTATATTGTCTATACGTTTTGCAGCTGGGTATACTTTTAATAGTTGCTGCCAGTTTTCTTCTGCATTGGATTCTCCATTGGCAATGAATACCACATCAGTGTCTAACACTAATGGTAAAGCAGTTACATAGCCCATTGGTTCTCTAGCATTTCGAGGCAGATTATTGTAATTTAATTTAAAAAATCTACTACTGTTTTTGTCAATGCACGAAACATCAAATCCTAGTTTTGAATTAATTTCTTGTCCAATGCGAATTGATTCTTCACTGATATCTTTCTTTTGTTCTTTGTGATATAGCGATGTTAGATAGTCGAAATCACGCACCTGCCGGTAATCCCAGTCTGTCAGCATGGTCATGTGTGTGCCAAGGCGGGCACCATATATTGCCCAGTCTCCGTGGATAACATCAGTACCAATATTCATCCAGATTGACAAACGTTGACGATTCCAGGCCCACAAATTGCCTAGATTATTAAACACTGCTAACGTTGGCTTGACTCCGTTTTTTAAGCACATTTTAACACCTTCGCGGAATCCAGCACGAAATGCTTGTAATGCACTGGCATTGTTATGCGATATTGAATAACATTCTGACAGGTGTTGATAATTACTATTCCAACAAAAATCAACCTGGTTGGTATCGTCTTCTGCTGCTTCGTGTGTTTTCATGTTCCACACATGCTCTCTTGTCCAGCATTTTAGACCGCCATTTCCGTACACCAGCCCATTGATATGATTTCTTCCAGCCCAGCTTAGTTGAGTTTGGTCTCCGTTGGTCCAACGATCCAGATCAACTTGATGATCAAAAAACACAGGATCAACTATGTTGTCCCCATCCACGGTGATAAACCTTTCGGTGTTGCTCAGATCAGCACAGGCCTTGTGGGCGGCGTCTGACCCTTTGACCCCATGCACACGCAACGCCCATGGGGCCTTGGTCAGCAAATCAGCGTAGTTTTTTTCTGCGTTAGGCTCATCGTAGCTGAGAAAAATACAATCAAGGTCGGCTAATTTAATCAAATTGCTCATGTACGTAGTTTCCTAAGGGTATTGGTGAAAAAAACCTTATGTCGTCGTCGCCTTGATAGATGTGTATCAAGGGGTCAGTTGACAGTGTATTGCCAGGAATTCTTAATTCCCAGATTGGGTAATGCGGATCGTTGGTTTTACATGCCATTAGTATAACAGATTGCTGTAAAACATCTAGATCAATTATTGATCTAGGTGTAGCCACGATGTGTATGTTTTTGGTTTTTTTATACTGCTTGATATAGACATCAACGTCACCGGATGCCACTGTAGGTACACTATACCTCTGCACATAAGAAGTTACAGTTGATTTAATTTTTATATCATTAAATTTTTTCTCTAGTCGGCCTTGATGTAGCTCAGCATTGTCAATTACTACTAAAAATCTATGTCCGTGAAATTGATTAGCTATGAGTAAATTTTCATCGTCGTTGCTCAACTCAATGTAAGGATCAGTTGATGATTGATCTACCCCGGGTGCCATTTGTGTGATTTCTCGTGTGTCTTTGTTGTAGTAGATGTATTTCATTTGAATATTTCCATGACATGAGTATTAGCAAAATCTTTACTCACATAGTGTAACACACCTTGTTGTATATAGTCGCCAAATTTTAAATTTTTTCCATGTATGAAGTAAGGAAGATATTTCTGCCAATCTTCGGGATATTGTTTCCAGCCCTGGCATCCACTTTTCATGTGCGTAAAGGTAGGATAATCTCTGGCGGAAGTTACTTCTGATTCGCAATCCAGTATTTTAACAGCAATGGCCATGGCAACATCAATGCTAGGATATTCCTGCCGATGATGGAAAGAATACAATTCAGACCAGGTGTCCCAGTTGTTGATGATGCTGGTCAGCAGTTGAAAAAAAGTTTCTGCTAGATCTGATTTTTTAAAATATGTAAATGCAGAGTAAACATCTGGCAGCTGGTTTGCTCTAAATGTTTTTCTATAAGGACTGTTGGTGACCCATTCATTTCTGTAGGTTTTAACACGATTGGTTAACAGTAAATCGTAACGATTCATATCAACCCACCATGAACTAATATCAGTTAAAAACAACATGTCTGCATCTAGTATAACAGTTTCATCATAGGGAGACAGATCATAAAACTGGCAACGATTGTGTATCTTCCACACAGCATCACCAGACATGTCGGTTGGCAGCTCAATGAACTTGTCCACGGCAGAATGTTTGGTTACATCGCAGTCAACAATGATGCTGATGTTGTTCACAGCGGATTGTGTTTGCTTGATGCTCTTAGCCAGTGCTATAGCCATGTCTAGATAGTTGCCCTGAGCCATAACTAGGTAACCTTTAGTCATTGTTTAGTTCCTTTGTTGCCAGTGGCACAAGATCAAATTTATTCATGACATGGATATCGTGATTATGTACCCGACGGATGCCAAACAGTTCATTGTATAGTGTTATTGATCGATTGGTCATAGTATGTATATTCACTTCATCAGTTACGTGTACCAAGGTCCATGGAAGTGTTGAGCACCATGCGGCATTTTGTGTTCCACCAAGTTCGTGTAGTGCAATGCTCCAGATATGGTCGTTGCGCAGTAGTTTAAATATTCCATAGATATTTCTCAACCAGTTGTAATTGCCGCGAACCCATTTGCAGGTTTCAAAGAACACACGAGATTCCTCTGTCTTGCGAAAATAAAATTGTGTAGCCCAGTAGAAGTTAATCCCTGGGTCGCTTAGTCGCAAGAATTCTGATCTTGTGGTGTGTACATCAAATGCATCCACTGATTTTTCGCACACCATGAGATCATCACGGCTGTTCCATACCCGGTTCATCACAGCGGACTGTATCACAATGTCAGTGTCCATCACCATGGTTTCATCATAGGGCGTGAGTTCCCATGCATTGCATCGATCATAGTTATGGAAGGAAAGTTGTCTGTCTCTGTATCTTTTAGACTGCGCATAGCTGATTTCTGAACTGATGATCTGGTCAAAATATTTTACCAGGCCTTTTTGCTCAAGACTTTCTATTGTTTGTCTGTCAGCTACTAGACTCACCGGCTTGTCCAACCACTGCGATATCCTTTTGGCAGTCCATGCTGCCAGGACGCCGTAGTCAATTTCTTCGTTGTTGTGAGCAAACAGTAAAAAGCCTTGACTCATAGTTTAATCATGGCCTTTACTGATCTTTGTCTGCGTAGCTCAGTGTATTCTGTACCAAATTGTTCAGCTGCCAGATTATACGCAGCAACAGCCTGTGCGATAAAGTCCGTGACATCAAGTATCTGCACAGGTGTTTGATTGCGATCCAGCACCCAGATCGTGTTGCTGGATTGATTTCGTAGCTGTAGTCCTGCCAGGAATTCTGGAGTGATATCAAATTGCCCACCGTTGTGGGCCAGCACACATGCATCCTGGAATGTTAGTTCCAGCAGTTCTCTTTGTTGTTTGAATTGAGTGCGGAGATCCGCCCATTCTAGAATAGTATCAAGTTGTTCAGCCATATAGCCTCCTATACATAATTATCTTAGTAAGGCTGGCTAGAAAATCTTTTAGTGAAATTTATTGGGCGGCTATGAGAGAATCTCGACGATCTCGCACGAGAGCATCAAGAGTTTTGAATGCAGCAAGATCCTGGCTGGTTAGATTTGCTATTTGTTGTTCTAGCTCTTCTTGAGTAAAATACAGCCAAAGACACTGCACAGGATCCAGCGGCAACCCAAATTCATGTGCAGGACGTAGTCTCGCAAAAGTGTCTACTACTTGTTGTTGTGTGAGCATTATACTGTTCCTCTGTCTTCGAATTTGTCGTAGCCGGTACCTGTTATGTAGGAAGTCGAAGGTGCGAGCATTCGTGTTCCGTCTTGCGTGGTTAGACTCGCACCAGCAAAGAAGGACACCTTAAGGTCTTCTGTGGGGACAGTGGTACTGGTTTGACCAAATGTATCAAGTAGTCCTAGCCAGTATACAAAGCCATCCACCTCGGGATTCCTGTAGAGACCGTATCTTGTAGAACCAGCAACACTATATGCGTCTCTACTTGCGTACAGGGGATAAATTACGCCTTGACCTATTGCTATCTGCGTACCAGTTAAACCATATTCTGCTTGAAGCTCAGTGAACCCGTAGGTGACATGTGCAGGTATTGCCAGGGTCAGCACAGTTTCAGCCTGGTTGGTCTGAGTCAGGGTCACAGTGGCAGTGCCAGCAGAATGCGGATTGGCTATCCTGATCTGAACATTTTGGTAGACGCCCAAGGTACCTGATGAGGCATTGCCATATGCGGTTGCGGTGTATGGACCAGTTGCAACATAGTTCAATCCACCGTATCCTGTGTTATTTTGAAGTGTGGCTCCTCGCTGTCCTGTTGTAGAAGCAGCATTTAGAATATCTAGAGAAGTCACTAACAGCGTAGTCCAGGTAGCATTGATCAAACTTTGTGTGGTGGCACTTCTGACTGTGCCTGTTGCGGCAAACGTCACTGTGAATGTAAAGGTGCCCGGGCCCGATAAGAACACACCACTGGCGCCGGCGGTGCCAGCTGCACTGAGTGTAAATGTATTGGTGGCCAATCCGGTGTAGTTGCTGCCGTCAGGTTTGACACCAGTCCATGAATATGTGGCCTGAGTGTTTGGCGTTCCGGTCACAGTATAGGTCAGTACCGAGCCAATGGTAAATGTTGCTCCAATTCCACTTATGCTTTCGACGACCCCTGCGCCAGCCTGGCTGGTGTCATTGATAGTGACCGAGGCACTGGTGCCAATTACTGAGCCACCTGCGCTGCCTGTACGAACAGATGCTGTGAATGTTTCGGCGCCTTCTGTTGTTGAGTCCGAACTAGGAGTCACCGAGAATGATCCACTGTTACTGGTTATCGTGAACGATCCAGAGCCTGCGACAAAATCTCCACTGTTGGTCACAGTGAAGTAGTATGTGCCATTGGGAGTGTTTGTACCAGCCACATAGAATGTTATATTATTACCTTCATTCACATTTGTAGCACCGCGAGTGACAACGGCCGAAGCTCCTGGCACGGGCACGCCGACATTACCGCCGAATCCACTACCTATAGGAGCGACCTGAGTATCGGTACGCACCACAGAGAAGGCACTTGCAACCACAGTGGATGGAGTGGGAGATACGATAGCATCAAATGATTTGTAGTAGTTCACCGCGCTGGTAATATCAAGAGTAACCACTTCGTCATACACATCACCTGAGCCAGCAACTCCGCGCTCCCCTTCAATAGCAGAAGCATCATCAAATAACGCTGTTATTTTAATAGTAGTGGTGCTGGTACGATGTCCCCATGCTTTGAAATAGTTTTGTCCGTAGCTAGAACCATAGGTTTCGCTTCGTATAACCACGTTGGCTGTACCACTACGATAGTCACCAGCGTCATAAGTGGAATTGTCTGCATCGGCGAGTATACTCTGCCAGTCCTGATCTTTTGATCTGGAATTGGGAGCAGTGCCAGATGCCGCAAGATTTTCACTGTCGAGCTCCAGCACCAAATATCCGCCTGCATTGAAAAAATTTCGAGCATCGTCTGCAGAGGCAAAGGTAACAATTGTTTCTTGTGCAATGGCACCGTTCCATGACGATGTGTAAGTTCGAGTTGCACCAGTTATTATTCTTGTGAGCTGGTTTGCTGCCGCAGTATCTTTGTTGGTAACAGCAGCATCAATCGTGGTTTTAAACAAATTAACGTCAGCAATACCAATTTCTCCTTCACCTGAGGTTAATTTTGTTGTAACTGTTGCAAATGACGTAACAAGATTATTATATGCAGTGCCAGTGCCAAGTTGGTGTTTGCGAGCAATCAAAGCATCATTTTTTAAACGTGTCCACGACAGGCCAAAAATCGTGTCATCTTGAATAACACCGCTACTTTCCATTGGCGTGGCAGCACCATAGCCCGATGTACCGGACCCTACTCCAATAATGGGTATTAGGAGATTACGTAATGTATTGTAGTCGTTGGCAAAAACTGTATCGCCTGAAACTTTTGGAAATGCACCTGATCCGGCCATGTTTTAATCCTGAATTGATCATGTATTTAGTCGGGCACCAATCGGCACCTGCCCAGAAATACTATGCTATTATTTATCAGGAAATTGAATTAGGACTGTGGTGCGTAGATGCTGGTTTTGAGCCATTTGTGGTAGAGCTCAAATCCACGGGTGATATCCACAGTGGGCTCGTAGCCAAAGTCTTCACGAGCTCGATTGATCTTTAAACTGGCCCTGCTGGGATATTCTGCATCTCGGCTTTCAACTTCAACAGTGCCTGCACCTACTGTTTGGATAGCTAATTCGGCTGCTTGCAACAGGGTGTGACTTGCTGACCGTGTGATATTATAGGTCCTGGAGGCCGTTTTATCGCTTAAAGCAGCGCCTATGATGCCTGTAACAGCGTCATCTACATAGGTAAAATCCAGCATTTCGTGTTCGCCCTTGACTCGCAGTGTCTTACCCTGCATCGCCGCAATTAAAAACTTGCTTACCACACGGTCCTCGATATCACGTGGACCATACACAGCACTTGGACGGATTATGGTGTACTCCATGCCTGTGCGGCGAGCATAGTCTTTTACCAGCCATTCTCCTGCTAACTTCATGATTCCGTACTGTCCAATTGGGTTGCACGGATCGTCTTCCCCAATGTCCTGCGTAAAATCACCGTAGACCATGCTGGAGCTGATGTATATAAAACGGCGCACACCGTGTGCTTTGGCGGCTTCTAGTAACTGCATCAGCCCAACCATCATTACTTCTGCACCCCAAGCAGGGTTCGCACTCACAACTTTTTGCCTTGGAAAACTTGCCATGTGTATGACTATTTCTGGTTTGTAATGGTTAACAATCCAGTCTACGCTGTGACTTTTGGCACCTAGATCAATACGATGTACAGGTGCTGTATACAGTTCTTTACGTTCTGCGTGTAGTGCAGACATGTGTTCTGTTGGTACTATACCGTAGTTGGTTTGGTTGTCAAGGATACTGCAAGAGTGCCCTAGGGACTCTAGACCACGTACTACATTGTGCCCAATAAAGCCGGCGCCGCCTGTTACTAATATATTCATATGTGTTTCCATTTTAGTGTAAATGCCAGTGCATCTGCTTCTTCACGAAACTGATATTCACCAATCTCGTCCCAGTTGGCACTGACGTCGGCTACGTCTACAACTTCATAGCCTAGGTAGCTGGTACAGTGAGCTTGTGCCCATGCATCCATGGCATCGTAAAACGCTTGATTGTAGTCGTAGCCGTTGGGTGCAGGATCAGCGATGTGTACGTTGTAGGTTGTCATATTTTAACCTATAGTACACTTCGTCCCGTTCTTCGAGACCGCCGGTAATAGCAACTTTATATCCAAAGGTATTTTGGTCAACACTTATACGAAATGTAGGATCATGTGCATGTTCCATCACCCACTGTCCTGCATCAGTTTTTTCCCAATCCAGTATAGGTCCTGCGGCATAGATCTCAGGGTCTTCAACATCGCCTAGACGAAACTCGTGAAATAGTACAGTTCTCATACGGCCATTGGTGCGGCAATTGCCGTGTGACTTTGATAGTTGTCCAGTCTGATATCATTCATTGTGAACTTTGTGATATCTGTAATTTCTGGATTGAGCCAAAGACGTGGCGCAGGCAAGGGTTCACGTGTGAGCTGTTCTTTTACCTGGTCCACATGATTTAGGTAGATGTGTGCATCGCCGAGAACATGAACGAACTCCCCGACCCGGAGGCCGCACACTTGAGCTATCATGGCCGTTAACAGGCTGTAGCTTGCGATATTAAAGGGGACACCTAAAAACATGTCGCAACTTCTTTGATACATCTGGCAGCTGAGTCGACCATCTGCTACATAGAATTGGGCAAAGCAGTGGCACGGTGGCAGAGCCATGGCTTGTAACTCGCCTGGGTTCCAGCTGGATAATATATGTCTTCGTCCGTGCGGGTCTGCTTTGATTCCGTTGATCAGTTCTATAAGTTGATCAACTTCCCTAATAGTAACTCCACCTTCTAGGCTGAATGTATGCCCTAAGTCATTGGTAAAGCTACCACCTTGTACTATTTCTGGACTACGCCATTTGCGCCATTGTACACCGTACACGCGACCTAGGTCACCGTCAAATTTAGCCCGGGGCTTCCAGTAAGGTGCTGTGGCATTGTCAGTCCAAATGGTTGTCTTGCTAGACTCGGCGCTACCATGTAATATCTCTCGCAGCCGCTTTTCATCCCCTGACCCTTCAATGAACCACAGCAGTTCTGAAACCACGCTTTTCCAAGCCAGTTTCTTTGTTGTTACGGCAGGAAATCCTTCAGCCAGGTTATAGCGTTGTTGCATACCAAATAAGCTGATAGTGCCAGTGCCAGTACGGTCGCCGCGTTGGGTACCGTTTGATAAAACAGTTTGGAGAGCATGTTGATAAACTTTCATTTTTATAACCTAAATGGATTGACGTTTTTGTATTCTGTAAAGTTTAACATCTTATCCGTGCTAGGTCTAGCACTACACGCACGGAACATGGTAAAATAATCACCCATGTTTAGCCTTGTGTCAGAATAGTAGCTGCCTTTGCGATGCGTGACATACACATAGTCTGTTATGCCTTTGCACTGCATCAGTAGATCAACACCGCCAATGATATAGATTTTTTTCCTAGGCCAAATAGCCTGTATCTTTTCTATCTCGGATGGCAGGTCACCGTGAATGGTCCTGATTAAAGGATGCCGATCTATTGCTCGCGTGGTAGCAATAACGTTAATTCGGTCAGGTAAAGGGTTGGGCATCATGGGATCGTCCCAGGTCTTACGACCCATGACAACTATGTGTCCTACTGTGAGTTCACGGAACCATTCCATATCCTCGGGGTGATGCTTCCAAGGCAAAGTGCCTCGATTACCAACCCCTCCGGTTTGGTCTACAGAGAAAATTGCAGAGATCATAGGTTTTTTAGGATATCGTCAGTAACAGGTTGCACAGTCTTGGCTACAGAATCAATGTTGATAAAAAAATCTACATCTTTGATTATCTCATCCAGCTTTTTTAACCGAGTGTTTAGCATCTCTTCTATCTCTTGATTGGCATAGCCTTCGTCAAGTAGATCAAGGATGTTGATTTCAACTCTGGTGCCATCAATTAAATTCACAGTGACCATTTGTATCATGCTTACCGGAACTTCTTCTTTGGCTACTGTTTTAAGTATCTGTTTCCAACGATCACGTGAGTCAACGTTAATCCGCTTTGACTGGTTTTTTCTTGGCATTTGCTTTTGTTGTTTTTGGTTTCAAACTTGGGTCAAAAGAGACTGCTTCATTGATAAGACGTTCGGCTTCTGCCATGAGCTGTTGAGCACTGGCTTTCATTTTTTCAGCCTGTTCCATACGCTGTGCTGCCAACACATCGTCGGACATTACAGAATTTTCATTGACCACAGCTGGAGTGCTTCTGTTATTAGCCGGAGCACCAACTTCTCTAGGATCTCGTCTGCGTTTACCATTGCCAACACCAAGTTCAGCATCTAGTTCTGCCATGCGGCGAACAGCATCCTGTCCTTGTGCCATTTCGTTTAGAATGCTGTTTAGTTCATCCAATCGAACGTTGCTTTTCACAGTAGGAGTCATTACCACTTGGTTGGTGGGCACTTTCTTGATCTTTTGTTCACGATGCAATACTTCTAGAGTGTTGCGCCCATCTGCCATGATGTTGCGCCACAGTGCATCAGCAAAAGATTCTGCTGCCTGTCCACTTGGGCTTTCTAAAGTTTTCATGATCTCGTCATGTACCATGCGTGGCAGTAGATCACTGTAGACCAACAGACACATATGGTCTTCGTTTGGTACTTGTCTGTACAATAAAACGATCTTGCGATCGTTATGCTTTCCGATGTGTTTTAGCATTTGGCTTCTCCTGGGTTGGTTTCGCGGCTTCTGGCGCCGGCGCGGGCTGACCGCGTGTGATTGCTCCAGACGATTCAAGGAACGCTACCAAGCGGTCATAGAAGTCGCCTACAGTTTTAAGCTCTTCAGCTCTATAGATGCCTTTGGCGGCACCTGCTTGAATAATTTGTGCAGTGAGCACTAGATCAGCAATGGTTAAATTTGGACCTTGTGCTGGTGCTTCTTGCTGTGGTTCAGTTGACATCAATATCCTCCGTGTCTGACATGAGTATTTAATACCATATCCGGCCGACGGAAATTTTTTTAGAAGTCGTAACTGCTTTGATTTATGGTGTCAAGAAACAGTCCAAAATAGGAAAGTTCACCGGGTTCTTCGAACGCCGCACACTTGCACATAATTACCGAGCCACTGTCAGTGGTTGAGTAGTGATCATTAAAGTAGAAACGGCCACGCAGATTTTCGTGTATCCAATCTGTTATTGCTTTTTCGTTTGCACGTAGATCAAAGGTAATGCTTTCAAAATGCGGAGGAAGATGCTCGATCCTGCGCAGTCCAAAAACATTAAGGGGATTTATTTCAAATGCTTGACGCACGGCGTTTGAATATCAAGTGATTGTGATGCAAGGCAACCAACTCCCAGCCTGCTCCGCCCATTGCATCCATTAGCAACTGATTCTCAATGAATACTTCATCAGGATCTTCGGGGTCGCCGATTGGCAGTATCTTATACTCCCACCGAACAATGTCGGCAGGAGTTTTGCGTAGCCATCCAAACATCATGCGCTGATCTTTTCTGGCTCTTCGTAGTGAGCCCAGGTGCCCCATGGTGGCTCACAGCCTGGGTTACCACGAATGATCCAAACAGTGTCGCAGTAGTTCTCTTCGCCCCACTCGCCGAACGGCATACCGTCAGTGAACACTACCAAGCGGTTGGGCTCAATATCGTTTTCACGCATGAACTCCCAGTTAGCCATAAAGTCAGTACCGCCGCCGCCTTGGGCGTCGTAGTTGGCAATATCTTCCAGGTTGTCAGAAGTAAACTCCTGCATGTTGTACACGTCGGTGTCGAATGTCCACACACGGATACGATACTGGTCATAGCTCTCCATGATGCCTTTGACTTCGGTCAAGAACTCGCGAATGTTTTCTTCGCTGATACTGCCTGATGTATCAATTGCAACACAGATATCTACCTGCTCGCCGGGTCTACGTCCTGGCAATATAGCATCCAGGTGCCAACCTCTGCGGTTGGTCTTCATCCAGGTAAAGTCTTCTTTAAAAGTACTTTCCAGTTGTTGTTGCAGTAGTTCGCGCCAGTCCATGACAGGAGCAGTCAAGTCTTGAATCATGCGCTTGACACCAGCTGGCAGGTTACCTGCTCCTGCGGCCTGTGCGGCATTTAGCACTGCTTCACGGATCTCATCACGAATAGCATCTTTCTCTGCTTGACTGAGCTTGGGACGTCCGTTGCCGTCTTTCTCATCTCCGTCACCAGAACCATCCATGTGCTCGTCCAACAGCATCTCTGCCAGTTGGTCTAGCGTGACCTTTTTCACGTTCTTCATTAGGTCATCATAGATCTCTTCACTCATCATACCGCGGTACTTGGGATCGTACAGCATGGGTACCACGTTGATACGCTCGCCAACCTTTTGGTCAATCAAGTCTGCATTAACAGCAAAGTCGTTTGCAATATTAAAGATTTTATGATCACGATCACCACGGCGACCCATGTGGTCGTATACAGCATGTAGCACTTCGTGTCCTACCAAGAACTCCAACTGTTTAGGAGGCAGTTTTAGAACAAATTCTGTACAGTAGTAAAAACGACGGCCATCTGTTGCCGCAGTGGTAAGCCAATCATCTGCATTGACCAACTGCATGCGAGTAGCAAGATTACCAAAAAACGGAGCCTTGAGCAAGAGTGCAATACGAGCAGTGATGATCTTTTCACGCACAAGAGCATCAACCTTGGGGTCAATGGGCTTGCGTTCAACTGCACTACCACTTGCTGATACTTTATCTAAAATACCTTTTGCGATTTTCTTGGGATCAATTGCAGTTGTGTTTTGTACGCTCATATAGAATCCTTAAAATGTTCTTGTATTATATGTGTCAATGTATATAGTGTCAATCTTTATAATAAACTGTGGTCCCAAAAGGAGCCACAATCGACTCAGTGCTGTGGAGCAGGAACATGGTATCACAGTAGGTCTCATCACCAGGAGTACACCAATTTGGGCAAGGGTATCCGTCTGTAAACATGATGAACAACTGCGGAGCAATATCCATCTTGCGCATGAAGTGCCAGTTCTCTTCAAAGGTGTTGCCACCATTGCCCATTATCTCGTAGTTATCAAACTCGTCAATATTGTCTGGGGTGAACACTTGATAGTTGTACACTTGATCATCAATGCACCAGATGCTGATACGGAAATCATCAAACTCTTCCATCAGCCCGCGCACTTCTCCCAAGAAGTCCTTGAGCATGTCTTTGCTAATAGAACCCGATGAATCCAATGAGATTGCTACATCGATCGTTTCTTTGTTTTTGCGGCCAGGCATGATGGCATCCATGTGCCAGCCCCGACGTCCTGCTCGCATCCAGGTGTAGTCATCCTTGACCAAGCTCTGTACACGTTGGCTGATCAACTCACGCCAGTTCATCTTTGGGTCGCTTATGTCCTTGACCAGACGCTTGATATTGCCGGGTACATTTTCTTCGCTGGTACTTTTAAGTGCATTGATCAATGCTTCTTTGAACTCGTCACGTATCTCTGCTTGTTCTTGTTTGCTTAACTTAGGTGGGCCTTTTACTTGTCCATCACCTTCAGTTTCATTTCCATCTGAGTCAGAGCCTTCCCCTTCCTCGGCTTCGTCTAGATGCTGGTCTATCAATTGTTTGGCCAAGCTACTAATGTTTATCTTTTTTGCCTTCTTGTACAGGTCATCGTAGACAGCCTCACCACTCCAGTTCAAATACTTTTGTGAATACAGAGCAGTAGGAATCATTTCGCCAAGTTTAGCCTCAACCAAGTCGCCGTTGACGCAATAGTCAACAGCAATATTCCACAGTAGAGGGTCTCTCTTATCACGTCGTCCCATGTGATCATATGCCACGTGGAGCACCTCGTGACCAAACAAGAACTCAACTTGCTTGAGAGGCATGTTATTGACGAATTCGCTGTTGTAGTAAAACCGGCGTCCGTCAGTAGCGGCAGTAGAACACCACTCATCTGCATTGACCAATTTTAAACGTGTGGCCAAGTTGCCAAAGAAAGGAGCATTCATTAACAGTGCAATACGAGCAGTGATAAGTTTTTCAATTGCCGCCGCATTTACTTTTGGATTTGTGACAGTGTTAACTTTAACATTGTCTGCTACAGTAGATGACATTTGAGCTCCTTTTGTTTATATAAACATTGTAAGATAGGATGGACTTGTTGTCAAGCCCATCCTGTTAGCTCTTATCTGCTGTCTTTGGCACTTGCGGCCAAAATGTACTTGCCAAAACGCTTGTGGAACTCATCAAAGTTCTTGAGCTTGGTTGGTACCAGGGGCAGGTTGAATGTGGTAAGTGCAGTACGAGCACCCATAACAACCAACTCTGTGTTAAAGTTCTCCATCATAAACTTCAGGAAGTTATCTGCCATTGGGTTCCAGTCTTCTGGCTTCGCCTTGTTCTTGAAGTGGTCCTGGAGTTCATAGCACAGGCTCACTGCCAAGGAGTACTGAGCACTCACTTCTTTTGTGTCCAGTGTAGTAACCTTGCCACTCAGGATATCCGCCGCTTTAGGCATCTTGCCTGCAATCTTGCGGTGAGCCATGAACTTGATAGCGATACCTTCACCCACAGTACCTGCAATCAGGTCAGTGAGCTCTTGATCAGTGCCATCGTGATCTTCCAAGAACTGCGATACGAAACTCCATGAACGTGGAGTAGCAAATGCACGTGAGCTTGAACGAGAATCAAATTCAAACAGGTCTTGTTTAGCAAAGCCAACATAACCAATGACCTCAGCATGGACTCCGTTCAAGGTAGCCCAGTTTTCCCAGCTGGTATGATCCACGCGAAGTTCCAAGTGAACAAAACGGTTTGCCAAGGGCATGGGCATGCGATATGTAACACCCTTGTCGCTTTCGCGATTACCTGCGGCAACCATTACTACGTTTTTGGGCAAACGATACTTGCCGATACGACGATTCAAAACCAACTGATACGCCGCGGCCTGCACACTTGGCGCCGCACTGTTCATTTCGTCTAGGAACAGTACAACGATAGGATATTGTGCGGCGGTTTCCTCATCAGGCAAGTCAATTGGGGGAGCCCAATCCATCACGCCTTTGTCCTTGTTAAAAAATGGGATGCCGCGAAGATCCGTCGGCTCCATCTGCGACAGGCGCAGGTCAATCATTAGTCCACCGAGTTCGTCGGTGATGCCCTCAACAAGTTCGGATTTGCCGATACCTGGAGGACCCCAGAGGAACAGTGGGCGTTGCTTTTTAAAGCAGGTTAGAATACCTTTGCGAGCACCGGTTGCTGTTACTGTACGGGTCTCTGTTACGGAAGCGGAAGTCTTAGCCATAAATTACTCCTGAAAATTAACTATTGAAACTCTATTGTATTGCACAACTGCTTTTGTGTCAAGCAGGATCTGCATCTTTTTCCTGAACACCAAAGGTGTCAAGGCATCCAAGTACGAATGGTAGCGGCAGTTCAAGAATCTTTGCAATGCTACGAGCACCGTGGCCATCAATGAACAGTTCTTGGATCTCGTAGGAGCGGGCATCAATCACTTCATCGAGGAAGTTCTCGTTCTGTGGAAATGCCGCGTCCCATTCGTCGGGATCGATTATGTCCATTACCATTTCTTTCATTCTACCCATTTTACAACTCCTTCAACGATTACACAGGCCAACATTAGCCAGATAGGGATCAGCACGATAGCCAAATTTATTAATGCCTGCATTTATGCTACCTTTTCAGTTGCGATATCCAACAGTTCTTCCCAGGCTTCTTCTATAGTGTCAAAGCCACACACATCATAGGATCCATCGTAGAGTCGGACATAGAAGGATCCGTTGCCCGGACTGGCTTCTGTGTCCAAGCCTGCTTCACCCACGTGGGGGATAACTCGCATTGTCTGGTCAGTCATTATGCCACCTTGCGAAAATAATGATAGGGCAGGCCCAGGTCCCAGCACAGGTATTCCCAGTCACCATTGGCAGTGCTGGCATCCATGATCCAGCGCAGGGCAGTTTCGCGATCGCGAGCACCCATGCACATGGTGTTGACTACATGCTGTTCAAACTTAGCCACGGCTTCGGCTTCAGCCTCTTTGCGAGCAATGTCTTCTTGCACCATGATTTCGCCAAGTAACTTGAACTCAGCGTCGAAGTCCGCAAGGGACCAACCAGAAGTGTCGACACCGCGGGGACGAACGCCATATGCATCCTTGTACATATCCCAATAGGTACATTGGGCTTGCTCAAGATCGCTCATCTCTTCCCAGCTTTTGAACTCTTCCATTGTGAACTCCTTTTTACTTACTAAGCCACTATTATACAAGAAATGGGTAAAACGGTCAACCGTTTTACATGCTCCAGTAGGTTTCGGAAGCAGGGTTGCAACACCACGGAGTGTCAGCATCAATCACCACATCCTTGCCCGTCATCAAGTTCTTAACAGTGACCTTGGGCGACTTGTAGGTGTCACGAGCAACAATGTTCAGTTCGTTTTCGCTCCAACCTGCTTTGTTGCACAAACGAGTGCGGGTAGCACGAGCGGCACCAAAGGTCTTGTATGCACGGCTCTTGTTAGGACCGTCTGTAACGATAAGACCAGTACCTTTTGCAACAATTACATAACTCATTTTCGGCTCCTTATTACTTAATATACTTCGTATTATAGGTGAAATGGACTTTTGGGTCAACCGTTTTTAGACAAAAAAGCCCTGTTTTTGAGGGCTTTTTTTGTTGTTTTTACGCAACATTTTTGTCCAAAAACTTGAATACTCTACGTTGCGTTTTTACAACAACAGCATCGCTGTTATTTTGGACCCTAAATTGCTCAATTTTTGCTTGCAATAGCTCGCGGGTTGTATCTTGCAAAGAGAGCTCTTTGTAATACATGGCTTTGTTTGAGCCACAGCCCTCAAAATTGTCCGCAACAATGCGTATGGCTACGGGCTCATATGAGTAAGGTGTTATTTTAACACTTACGTTTACATACAAGATATTGCTTGCTTTTGTATTAAACTGCATGTTGAGCTCCTTTTTTGTTTGTAAGCCCACAGTATAGCAAAACGGGTCATTTGCGTCAACCCAAAAAAAAGCCCTACAATATGTAGGGCTTTTATAGTACAGTTAAAAATCTAATAGGATTTTACCGTTGATGATGTTCAGAGCACACTGCAAGCGATCTCGCTTGAGCCAGTGCATGCGACCCAGTTGGTAAACCTCGGTCCTGAACACCTTGCGTACCTTGGTCTTGTTGCTGACCACAGTCATCCGTCCCCAGCTGGCGTCTTGGAATGTGTAGCGACCATCAGGAGTGAGATAGCTCCACTTGTTGCTCATCTCTGTGTCACCACCCACAGGATCAAACTTGATGGTTTCTGCAAGTGTGCGATTGCTCTTGGCCTCCTCGGTTTTCTGGGCACGGTCAATGTGTCCACCCAGGCTCACTAGGTCGCGACCACTCAAGCCCATCATTTGGCTCCAGGCAATCAACTGTTCCAGCTGATCGTGCTTGTCTTTGTCAAACCTTTTTAGTCTAGTCAGGTCCATACTACACCTCTTGAAATAATTCCGAAAACATTTTGTTCTTGTATACATAGCGATTTTGATAATCGCCAAACAGTTTGGTTTTTTGTTTGTGGCAAGTGGCACACAACACCCTGAGATTATCTTGATCACTATTATCACGATCGCCGTCCCAGTGATCAATTTCTAGCAAGGATGCATCGATGTTGGGTGCCGCACAGGAGAATCCAAGATCCAGCGCACCGTCTCGGTTCTCACATCCACCACGACTTTGCTTGAATATAACAACTGCTTCCTTGCCCACAGTCCTGTGATGCTCACAGAAGGTTTTCCAATCATAACCCCTTGTGCCGTCAAGTTTTGGGTATCTATGGTGATAGCTGACCTGGTGGTTGCAGTCAGGTAACCCGCACTGAGGTGCATATAGTTTATAGGCGGCTGTTTTCATGATTGTTCCTTAATATCAAATAGTTTCCAATGATCATCAAGTGTCCAGTTTGCTAAATCATCAATGGTCTTGCCATTGTATGCTTCAAACTCTGGTGCTATACCCTTCTTGCTCATGCCTGTTACATATCTACGGAATGGGTAGTAGGGTGTATTGTTACTGTCATGCAGGCCTTGTTCGTTTAGCAGTTTATTGTTCTTGCGGCTCACACGGCATGTAGGAACATTCAGTGCTTGATTGATAGTTAATTTGCTGTCTATTAACATATCACGAACTTGTCCTGCGGGAATCACATGCTCGAAGATGCAGTCAGCTGACGCCATGCTCGCACCTTTTTGCTTGTAGTGACTCTTGATGCTGCCTTGGATAGCATACTTGTGGTATCTACGCAAATGGTGATCAATGCTGTCACGTACAAGGCGTGCCTGCATGTCTTCGTCGAACACTTCATTGCGATACATGTTGAGCAAACGTTCAAGTTCTTGTGTGGTAAACTCAAGAGCCTGTTGGTATGCTTTGGCATTACGCTTGACTGTTTTCTTTCGCTTGGGTTGCCAAGACTCAACTGTTTGTTGTGTGCTCATTTTAGTACAAGTCCTTTTGATCAGGAATGAAAGGTGTGCTATTGCTCAGTGTTGGCAATGGATACTGATTCCAGCTCTTGTTGAGTTGTGCCCAAAGGAATGTTCCGCCTGTGTTCCAGTTCTTGCTCATGCGTGAACTTGGTCGAGTATTTGCCGGGAATGAACTATAGTAGTTGGCATGCCAGTTCTTGTATGCATGATGCACATCAGTCCAAAACGAGCTTGCTTCGTTGCCCCAGTCACTACCAAACGTTGTTAGCACGTAGTCTGCTAATTCCATAACCTGCTCGTCAGTGTAGTCAATGCCTGCGTTCTTGGCCATGTCAAACCATGCACACATGATCTCGATCTCCTGCGAATCAATGGCACGTGGTGTTGTAATTGCAGTGGTGTACAAACAGAACTTGCGGATCACATCGCTGGTGTACTTGTCCATCTCTGCCATACGACTGATAGCACCTGGTTGATGTGTGTTGCCAAATTTGTCGTGGGTTACAAACAGATCTGCTTGCTCAAGATACTGTTGCTTGAGGTCTGCCTCAACCCATTTAGTATCTGTGCTTCCATCCACACGCACACCAAGTACCATTTGCATAAACAAGTCAATGGACTCCAGCAAGTGCTTGCCTGCTTTGCTGTTGCCGTTGACAAAGTTCATGCGGATGTCTGCACGGTTCTTTACCAGGTAGACATTGCTGGGCACCTTTACATCTTTTGGATCTTCTTTGGTAATCATTGTAGCAATGATCCAATACACCATTGCAGTGTGTTGTGCATCCCAGCTGGCAAATAGTTTGGTACCCACAGGGTACTGTTTAGCAAGATCACCACCATCTATCACTTCGTAGAGTTTGATAGGATCTGCTTGCACTTCGCGGAAATTTTTAAGTATCTCAACTACCCAGCCAAGATCAAGCAGGCGTTGGATAGTGATGTCAATAAAGATATCACTCATTGGTGTTAGTCCTGCCTGTACTAACTGTAGGTCTGAGAACTTTTTCACGTGAGGATATTTCTTAGCAAAGTCTTTGCATGCGCCTACAAGTTGGGCTCGGATGCCAGACTGCTTTAGTGCTGGAAGGTTTGAGATCGTGTCGTTGAACCGTTTGTTTAGATCAACGTAGATTGAACCGGTTTGTTGGTAGCGAGCATTTTGTTGTGCGGCATAGGTTGCTGCCATTGTTACTACTCGCTTGACTGCTTTTTTAGTGCCCACTGTTTTAAACATGGATGTGGCTACTGCTGTTGTCATTGATTTCTCCAAATTGTGATTGCACCTAGTTTTAGGTCTAGGCAAAATTTTGTAGCACCATCGCTACAGGAGTCAGTATACAACAAAAAAAGGAATCTGCCAAATAAAATGGACAAATTCCTTTTCTAGTACTAGAGTTTATCGAGTCTGATGGCGGTATTCGCGCTTGAGCCAGTATTTGTAGCGGTTCCAATACTCTTGTAGGCTATAGGGCAGTTGGCCAAACTCTTCATGCTCACGGCAGTTCTCTCGCCACACATTGTCTAACCATCTACGAAATTGGGACTCTTTCATAACATCTCCTATACAATAAAGGCAGCTAACATATCAATTGATTTTTTATGTTGTTCAAGTTCTTCTGGTGTGAGTGGCACCGCCTTTTGTCCGTGCTTGGGTGCATAACCTTCTTCTGGCAGTTGTTCGGTCAATGTAAGCAACATACGATAGTGTTCCCATGCCTGTCGAACAGCAACAGAATCGGCACCAGACGCCGCAGTCGGCGACAGATCCATCCACAAGTAATCACGTGGCACACTCACACCAGCACCAATGTTGTTGGCACGTGGTTCTAGGATGCGACCTGAGTTGAACAATTCTAATCCCACACGTTCACATTCTGTTTGATCCAGACCCTGTAGGTAGCCACGACGGGTTAGGTATTCTGCTATTACTCCTCGCACATGATCTTCTGTTTCCATGCGAGTACGTGCAATGATAACCAGCACGTCTTCTAGTGCAACTTCACTGCGTACGATACTACCAAGGCAACGACCAAAACTAAATCCAATTTTCATAATATGCTCCTAAATGTACGCCAATCATCTATGTTTGGCTTTTCGTTGGCGTCATAAGTCCACCCGAGTGCTTTCATCAGGCGATGCTTTACACGCAGATTGGGACTGCGAAATCGTTCACAGTCTTGGAAACCCATCATTACTCCAATTTCAACCACAGCACCTGACCTACAGAGACCAGCGGTACAGTGTACTACCACGTTCATGTGATTGTCTAATGCATGTTGTAACAATCGAACCAGCTCTGCGGCCTGCTCATCGCTGATTTTTGCTTCTTCGGGGAAGCCGTCTTGATCTTCTGCATCTAGAAATTCAAATTCGTGTGTTTCTTTAAAACTGTATTTTGGCGTTGGTCTATATCCGCCTGCTGGATCAAAGATTCTGATCAGTATGCTGTTAGCACCAGCGTCATGATGAAAGCCTGTTGAGATGTCTGTTGCGGCTGCATTTTCAATCCACATAAGTATCCTCTGTAGTTGGAGCAACGGGTGAGATTTGAACCCCCGATTTTCGGGATTTGCAATCCCGTGCATTGGGCCACTCTGCCACCGTTCCATTATTTGTAGTATCTTTCTAGTAGTTCTGAATGTACAGAACCACCAAACAGTCCTGGTGCTTTTAACAGTTCGTGTCCACTTGCATTCACTACAGACATTTGTCCATGTATGCCTGGGCCACTAAACTGTACCTTACAATCGCCGTTTACCAAACGATTGTTTCCTTTACCTTGTTGCATGTCGTGGATTCTTTTATCAAACCCTTCTTTACCCCAAGTTAAAAACTCTTCATCATCTCTGAGGATGTAAACTGAATCTGTTTTATGGACAAACTCACAATGGAATTTGTCCAACGATGTACTAGGACTCGGCAACTTCCAGTCTACTAAGAAGCATGGAAGTTTTAGCATATGGGCAGAGTGCGCCATGCCGCCTTCGTAACTGATAATTGCCTTACAGTGTTTTGCCAGTAATTCAATTTTGTTTTCTAAATCGTGAGATGCATAGGACAGCATGTCTACAGTTATTACATCGTATCCTAAGCTCTTCACATACATGAAAACTTTAGCCCAATACTCCAGCGGCCTAGCTCTACACCATGGCCACTGATTGGGTTCTGCGGGATTAAGTTCGAAGCTTGCCGCAATGGCAATACATTTCTTTTCCTTATTGTCCCGTACTTTAATCATTTGTCTATTTACATAGATGTATTCTGGACGATAATAATCTGTGAAAAATTTTATGGGCCAACCTAGGTTGTTGAAGTTTCCGTTTTCTTCCGTGTAGTTGATGGTCAACAAATCATTTGGAATACGAAAAATCTTCTTGTATAAAGTCAAACTATCAAAAGTGTTATGGTCATTGTTCACATACAGGTTTACCTGCGGTGGAGCATTTGCTAATGCTGACAATAAACATAAGTTATCGCCTAACCCCACACAATTAGTATTGTTTAACTGTACGTCTATCTTTTCCATTTACATAAGTATCCTCTATAGTTGGAGCAACGGGTGAGATTTGAACTCACGGTTTTCGGGATTTGCAATCCCGTGCATTGGGCCGCTCTGCCACCGTTGCAAATTTATCTTTCGTCTCGTATTTTTTTCAAATACTCGGTTCCGACTTTACCTTGCTCTACTTCTAGTAGTGCAGTGACACTTGGCCCATGGGTAGTGACTATCTTGGGTGCGTGGCCACGTTTTAGCTCTCTGACTCTGGTGCTCATGATCAGCACTAGATTAAACAAGCCACCAACTTTTGCTCCTGCTTCTTGCGAGGTTCTACCGGGCATATAATTCCTTTAAAATTTATTGTAACATTATTTCTACACAAAGTCAAGTACTTATTCATGGCAGAGAGTAAGGGATTCGAACCCTTGAGCCGGAGTTTTTGCCCCAGCTGTCTTCTTAGCAGGAAGGTGGTTTCAGCCGCTCACCCAACTCTCTATAAATTTGGTGCCCCGTGACAGAATCGAACTGCCAACTACTGATTACAAAACAGTTGTTATACCACTTAACTAACAGGGCGTATTGGCGGAAGTAGTAGGATTCGAACCCACGGACCCTTTCGAGCCTTCAGTTTTCAAGACTGCTGCCTTAAGCCATGCTCAGCCATACTTCCATAAATTTTTACTGGCCGGTCCGGAGAGATTCGAACTCCCGACGCCTGGTTTCGAAGACCAGCACTCTTCCACTGAGCTACGGACCGATAACTGGTAGTAGAGGTGGGACTCGAACCCACGATAAACAGCGTATGAAGCTGGTGCATTAGCCGCTATGCTACTCTACTATAAACTGGTGCTCAAGTACAGAATCGAACTGTCGATTGCTCCTTACCATGGAGCCGTTATGCCACTTAACTACAAGAGCCTGGTGCGTGATGAGAGATTCGAACTCCCGGCATCCAACGAGTCAAATTGGCACTCTACCAACTGAGTTAATCACGCATGGTCTCGCCAGGAGGAATCGAACCTCCGTTTTAACCTTAGGAGTGTTTTGTTCTATCCACTGAACTATAGCGAGCTGGTACCCTACCTCTGATTCGAACAGAGAGAACTTCTCCTTTTGAGAGAGATGACTTTACCAATTTGTCCAGTAGGGCATTGTATGGTGCTACCTCCTGGAATCGAACCAGGCACACCCTGCTCTTCAGGCAGGTGCTCTACCAACTGAGCTAAGGTAGCATTTGTTTGTTTGGAGTATATTTTCATATAAATATTTTTGCTATGAATATGTACTTTCAAAAGTTAGATTTTAAGGTAAGTCCTTGCGACATAGATTTTACGACCTTTAAAGGGACTTACGACTATGAATACGGAAATTCAGATTTTACACTTAAATTTTATTTTATTCATGATGATCTGAAAGCTAGAGTAAAACAACTTTTTTCAAATTTTGTAGAAGTAGCACCCAATCAAATCAGATTTGTTGAAGCCACAGGATCAGAAGGTGCGATTATACCTCCGCACAAAGATCATCTGCTGTCTAGCATAAACTATTATTTCTGTGCAAGTGGGGCATCTACTCTGTGGTACAAAACAAAAGATGATATTGTGTTTGGCCGGGCAGCAGAATATGAAAGCGATCAAATCGACCTACAAGATCAATTTACTGCTGTTAACGGAGACTGTTACCTGTTTAATTCTAACCAGGTGCATTCAGTTATACTAGGGAACGGCACACGAAGATTCCTACAGATACAGTATGGCACACCATACGATGAGCTGTTTCAAAAACTTGTGACATTTAAAATGGCAGAGGGTAAAGGAATCGAACCTTTAATAGCGGAATCAAAATCCGCGGTTATACCATTTAACTAACCCCCAACAGAACTGGCGCAACCGGAAGGATTTGAACCTCCTACCCCAACGTTCGTAGCGTTGTGCTCTATCCAAATGAGCTACGGCCGCAAATTATAAAAGATGTATACCAGCTAATACTTTTTCAAATGATTCATTAAACAGCAGTCGCATCACCAGTCTGGATTTACCTACGCCAACGTCAACATTGTGTGGAACATGCGTATTAAGCAAATAGCAGTCGCCAGTCTTTGCAACAAAGGATCCAACTTTTTCTAATTTTTCTATAGGAAAGGCAAGCAAGATCGTGTTGTCTATGGATGCTTCATCTTTCCACTTATAAAAAAACGTTTCTTCGCTGTTGGTTTCTAAATAAAAATTTAGTCCTGTTGGTGTTGTGTCCAGGTGTGGCAGCACGTATCCTGTGACTGCCAACACATGTGCCTCTATGGGCATGATATCAAATTTAACTTTTTCCTTGAGAAGTTCCCGTACATATCCTATATCAGGAATACTGTATTCCGTGTACACAGATCCATCTGTTGCATACGCAGATCCTAATAGGCGTTTTAGGTCAACATCAAGTAAAGTTAAATTTATTTTTTGGAACATTTCATATCCTTGCTGAAACGTATTTAACTTGTAGATATTGCATAGATTGAATTTGAGAGCCTACGCCGCATTTATCGTAGATTTATTCAGGACTTACCGGCCGCCTAGCCTGACCTCGAGCACGA